CCCAAGTAAAAATTGGCACTACGGAACTTATTTATTTACGATAGATTCTGCTCACCCTGATCCCAATATTCCTGATGTCGGATATTCTGAAGTCCCGAGCCAACATAAGTCGTTTAATATTCTAGAACTAGATAACGGCCACTATGCGGCGCAACCAAATAACCGAGTTATATTTTACGATAAAAGTTTGTCTCCCAAAGAAATGACGTTCCCTGACTATAAAGTTTCGACTATTGAATATAGTGTCGACCATCATTCTAAATGGGTCGCAGGCGATGATGAAAGTTTCTTTTATGAACTTAGAGATACTACAAAAAGCTGAACAGATAATCTTAGATAAGAACGCTCCTCAAGAGATTCGAGAAAAAGCGTTCCTGGTCATCAAGAGCCAGAAAGAAAAACAGGAAGTATCTGGAGCGCAAACTTCGATACTAAAGTTTGCTCAGCATATGTATAACGGATATAATACTCCTGCTCATATACAATTAATCGCTAAAAATTTAGAAGCGTTAGAGCGAGATGAATTTGATCGTCTAGCGATCTTTATGCCACCAAGACACGGAAAGTCTATGCTATGTTCTGAAATGTTCCCTGCTTGGTTTCTTGGAAGGAATCCTAAAAATTTCGTTATTCAATCTACGTATGCTCAAGAACTAGCTGATGATTTTGGACGCAAGGTGCGTAACCACGTGAAATCGGAAGAGTTCACTAAAGTTTTTCCGAACACGACACTTCGAGATGATTCTACTTCAGCGAAACGTTTTCACACCGTTCAAGGTGGGACGTATTCAGCGGTTGGTGCGGGCGGTGCGATTACAGGTCGTGGTGCTCACTTACTCATTATTGATGATCCGATTAAAGGGCGTGAAGATGCGGAATCTCAAGTTCAAAGAAGGAATTTAATTGAGTGGTATAAGTCGGTTGCTTTCACACGATTAATGCCGGGCGGAAAAGTAATCATCATTCAAACACGATGGCACGAAGAAGATCTCGCCGGTTTCGTTTTAGAAAATGAACCAGGTCAGTGGAAAGTTTTAGATCTTCCTGCGATTAACGATAACGGGGATGCCCTATGGCCCGAAGCCTATCCTCTCGAAAAATTAAAAAAGATTCAAGCGACAGTCGGAGAAAGAGTCTGGCAAAGTTTATACCAGCAGAAGCCATCAGCAGAGCAAGGGCAAATCTTAAAAAGAGATTGGTGGCAAGTATGGGATAAAAAAAGATTCCCAGCATGTCATACGATCATTCAATCGTGGGACACTGCGTTCAGTGCGAAAGAGTCTGCGGACTATTCAGCGAGAACAACGTGGGGTGTTTTTACACATATAGACGAAGAAGGAAGAGATCAAGCTTGTATAATTTTACTTGAAGCTTGGCGTAATCGTGTCGAGTATCCTGAACTACGAAAAGAGGCTCAACAATCATTTTTCGATTGGAAGCCCGATGTCGTCTTAGTCGAGAAACGAGCATCAGGGCAAAGCTTACTTCAAGATCTACGAAGAGCAGGGATCCCTGTGAAAGAATTTACACCAGATCGAGATAAAGTTTCGAGAGCACATGTCGTAGCTTCCATGTTAGAAACGGGACTAATTTGGGTACCGAAGGAAGCGTGGGTCGATGATGTGATTGAAGAATGTGCTTCCTTTCCTTATGGAAAGCACGACGACTTAGTCGATACGACTACTCAAGCGTGGCAACTCATACGAGATAATTATTTAGTTTCTCACCCAATGGATCCCGAAGATGAAGAATGGGACGATAAACCTTACCGAGTCATACAGAAAAAGTCCTTTTACAGTTAAACAAATATCGTTATAGTATTTGAATGGCAAGTATGTATAAAGCGACCAAGCCCATGCCGGCAAAATCTAGACCTAATTATGCGAAAGCTTTAATCGAGGAAGATGATCGTTTCTACGATAAATATCCAGCGTGTCTCAGAGATGATGAGATGCTCGTTGAAGCTATGAATAATCCAGGAAAAGAAATTACCAGCGATAGCATGCAAGAAACACCTATGGAAGTAAGTGGCATGATGGTCATTAAAATAAAGGGTTAGTTATGAAAAAGAAAATGACTGCAGGCGCAGGGTCAGGAGAAGGTCGTCTACAAAAATCTAAAATGGATTTGAATAAAGACGGCAAGATTTCTGGTTATGAGAAAAAGCGTGGCATGGCGATTATGAAAGCTATGTCAAAGAAAAAGAAAAAGGGGAAGAAGAAAAAGTAATGGGAACGTATAATAAAAAATATAAAGGAACCAGAACTGGTCTAACACCCGGTCCTAGTGATCGTGAAGCTATCGAAACTGCAACACGTGCTATGGAAGGAATGAAATCTAGATACTTAAATACAACGAAAGCTGAAACTTCTTCAATGGGAAGTGATGGCAGTAAAGAAACCAAAGAGTGGTTAAATTCAAAGGAGTAAATCATGCCAGGATCAAGATACAAAGAATTAAAAGAACTTCTCGATAAAGCAGTAGAAGAAGATGATCAAGATCAAATCGATATTATCGAGCCTGAACTAGAACAACTTGAACCAGATGACGATGACGATTAATGGCTGAGTACAAAGGCAGAAAAGTTCCTCTTAACAAACCGATGAAAGGTGATGTTAAGAAATTTAAAGTTTTTGTAAAAGATCCCTCAACAGGGAGAGTCAAAAAAATTACTTTTGGCGATACGAACATGACGATCAAGACAAATAATCCTGCAAGAAAAAAATCTTATTGTGCACGTTCTGGCGGAATTAAAGGAAAGAATAATAAACTATCCGCAAACTATTGGTCAAGAAGGGCTTGGAACTGTTAAATGGCTATTGCTGGTGGAGGTAGTGGCGGAGTAAAAGCTTACGAAAAAGCTGTTCGTAGAGCAACACCTAGTTATAACTCTCCTGTTAATACAAAACCTTCCGGCGGCCCTCAAGGTGGTAAAGGAAGAACTTTAAGTAAGGGCGCTATTCAAACAGTAATGGACGCAACAAGATACGCCGAAAAAATCGGAAGTCCAATGCAGTTTAGCGATATTGCAGATCAATACAAACAGTATAACGTTAAGTATGATAGACCAGCTGTCTTTCGTGAAAATTACGGAGATGTCGTTAATGCTGTCGGAACTCCATTAGCACCAACTTATTACAAAGATCCAGTTACAGGTGAAGAAAGATTTGTAGCTGCAGCTCCGCCAACATTTGCTCAACTCGGTGGAGATATGGGAAGAGCATTATTCTCAGGCTACAATACTTATGTTCCTCAATCTCAAGCTACGATAGGTCCGTACGGACTTCCTGTAGGACCAGAAGGTTCCGTTCCTATTAGTAGTGGAGGCTATATTCAAAGACAACCTGGTTTATTCCAAAGTATCGGAAAAGCAGGAATGGATTATTTAGGTTCAGGTGGATTACTAGGTGCTATTCTAGGAATGTTTAAATCTACTAAAGAAAAATAATGCCTATGAATAGATCTTTATTTTCTAAACAGATTAGTGTACCATCAAAAAATGGCAAAAAGAAAAAAGCTAAAAAGATCGCCAAAAGAAAAAGGCGTTCCAAAAAAGTATCTTAGTGGTACTTCTGGAAAACTTCGTTCAAGAAGAGCTGCAGCCATTAAAAAAAGAAATAAGAATTATAAAGGTGAAGGAGCACTACCTGGCGACTTAGATTCTAAAGGAAGATATAAAGGTGGAGCTAAGAAAAGTAAACACACAGCAAAATTTAAAAGGATGTACGGATAATGTCTAATGTAACTAAAGCACTTCAGAATAAAGCAAAAAAGACAGGGAAGTCTGTATCTACGTTAAGAAAAATATATAATCGAGGACTAGCTGCACATCGAACTTCAGGTCATCGTACGGGTGCTTCTCCACAAGCATGGGCGATGGCGAGAGTTAATTCAGCGTTAACAGGTGGAAAGGCCGCTAAAGTTGATGCTGATATTTTAAAAGGCAAGAAAAGTAAAAATAGAAAAGCAGATGGCACGAAGAAGAAAACGAAAAAGAAAGGCAAGAAAAAGTAATGGCTACTAAAATAGAAAACGAATTAGAAAAATTAAGAAAAGAAAATAAAAGATTAGATAGAGAAGTTACTAAGCTTCAATCGAAAGTTTCACAAAGAGATCAATCATTAAAAGAAAAAGATTTACATATAACATTTCTAACTGATCGTTTATCGAATTGGGCAGATAAGTTTTTTGAATTACGAACTAACTTTATAAATTTACCAATCGGAGATAAAGTTAAGCTACAGGAGAGAATGCAAGGTGGCGAGTGAAGAAGAAAATAAAATTGAAGATGTACTAGAAATAGAATCAGACGGTTCTATTAACGTAGATATATCTGAAGATGATGAAGAGGAAGAGGAAGAAGAATTTGTTAATCCTTATGAAACAGATCATTATGCAAATTTAGCTGAAGATTTAGATAAAGATAGACTATCTGAAATTTCTTCTGATCTTTTAAATAAATTTGAAAACGATAAGTCATCTCGAAAAGATTGGGAAGATCAATATTCAAAAGGATTAAAAATGTTAGGAGTAATCTCTGAAGAAAGAGATGATCCATTCCCTGGTGCTTCTGGAGTTCATAATCCTTTAATGGCGGAAGCTGCAACTCAATTCCAAGCGAGAGCAATATCAGAGATGTTTCCACCAGGAGGTCCTGTTAAAACACAAATCATTGGAAAAATAACTGAGGAAAGAGAGCGACAAGCACAGCGAGTTCAAGAATTTATGAACTATCAAATTACTCAGTTAATGCCAGATTACTTTAGTGAACTAGATCAGATGTTATTTAATCTATCTCTCGCAGGTTCAGCATTTAAAAAAGTTTATTACGATACTGCGCTAGATCAAGTATGTACTAAATTTATTCCTGCGGAAGATTTAGTCGTTTCATATAGCACGACAGAGTTAGATACTTCTCCTCGATACACTCAAATTATGAAATTAACTACTAACGATGTTAAAAAATACATGAAAAGTGGTTTTTATCGTGATTTAAAATTAAATCAAGCTTCAGATGATGGTGAAGATACTCAAATTCAACAAACTTTAGATGAGATAGACGGAATTAGCCCTGGTAATAACGATCAAGTTAGACAAGTTTTAGAGTTTCATGTTGATTATAACATAGGAAATGACGAAGATGACTTAGAATTACCTTACATTATTACAATAGATCGTTCTTCACAGCAAGTTTTAGCGATTAGACGCAATTGGAAAGAAGATGACGATTTACAAAATAAGAGAGTTTACTTCATTCACTATAAATATTTACCAGGTTTAGGTTTTTATGGCTTTGGTTTAATACACATGATCGGAGGTTTACAACATGCAAGCACGGGTGCTCTTAGAGCATTACTAGATAGTGCTGCATTTGCAAATTTAAATGGTGGATTTAAAGCGAAAGGTGCTCGAATTGAAGGTGGAGATATAACAGTATCACCTGGTGAGTGGGTTGAAGTCGAAGCTTACGGCGATGACTTGAGAAAATCGTTTATTCCACTTCCATTTAAAGAGCCATCACCGACTTTAATGCAGTTATTAGGAATTTTAACAGAAGCTGGTCGTAGATTTTCTTCAATCGCTGATGCGATGGTCGGAGATGCAGCAACTTCAGCACCAGTCGGAAGCATTGTAGCACAAATTGAACAAGGATCAAAAGTATTTAGTGCGATTCATAAAAGATTACACATGGCGCAAGGAAAAGAACTTAAATTAATCGGAGAATTAAACGGAGAATTCTTAGATAATGAATATCCTTACGAAATTATCGGCGATGAAAAGATGGTTAGACGAAAAGATTTCGATGGACGTGTCGATATTATCCCTGTATCAGATCCAAATATCTTTTCTGCAGCACAAAGAATAGCGATGGCGCAAACTGAACTTCAATTAGCACAATCTGCTCCAAATATTATCAATGTTAAGAAAGCATATGAAAGATTAGTACGTGCTTTAAATATTCCAGAGCCAGATGAACTACTAATTGCTGATATGGAGCCAAAAAGAATGGATCCTGTCTCAGAAAACATGGCAGTATTGAATGGAAAACCGATTGAAGCGTTTGCAGATCAAAATCATACGGCGCATATTGCAGTTCATCAACAATTTTTAGCTGATCCACGATTTGGTGGAAATAAACAAGCACAACAAGCGATCTTAGGTCCAATGTTAGCGCACTTAGGAGAGCATTTAGCGTTCCAATATCGTCAAACTATGCAAAGTATAGGGCAACAAGCTGGTATGGGTATGGAACTTCCGTTAATTGATTTTGATGAGGAAGAAACAGGTCTATCTCCTGATATTGAAAACGCTTTATCTCAATTTGAAGCACAATCTGCTCAATTACTCGCTCAAAGTCAGCCACCGACTGAAGATGAAGTTAAACAACAGCAACAGAACGCTAAAGATCAAGCTGAACTTCAATTAAAAGCTGAAGAATTAAATATTAGAAAAGCTAGATTCCAAGAAGGTGTGAAAAAAGATGCTCAAGTTCAAGATAGATTAACAAAGGAATTCCAATTAAAAGCTTTAAAAATGGGGAGTGATTTAAAAAGAGAAAGCGAAAAGAAAAAATGAGCAGACCTACGGGTGAAGAAATAAGACAAGCTAAGAAATTTCTTTTAAATAAAAATATTAAAACTCAAATCGTAAAACCTAACCTATTTGCGACTGCAGCAAAACAATTAAATAAAAATTTTAACGATACGTTAGATGTTATTAGAAAGGCGGTAAAAGATGCTGAAACTAACGGAAGCAATCCTCGAGGAAATAAAAAAGCTTAGAAGAGATTTATCTGAACGAACTGTTAATCCAGGTTTTGATACTCACGAACAATATATCAAAACTATCGGAACCGTTTATGGTTTAGATAGAGCCAGAGATATTATTAAAGATATTTCTGAACGATACATGAAAGGAGATATACTCGAAGATGAGTAATATAGTCATGAACAATGATTGGCACACTGATAGTGATATTGCCGATCCAAAAGAACTACCAATCCCATGCGGATTTCGAATACTCATTCGACCAATAGCGCCGATTACAAAAACTAAAGGTGGAATTATCTTAACTGACAAAGCTGTAGAAGATCAAGCTTATCTTAATAGTAAAGGAAGAGTTCTTGCTATGGGCGATGAATGTTACGATAAAAGCAAAAAACCATGGTGCAAAATTGGTGATTATGTTGTATATGGTAGATACGCAGGAAGTAAGATTGACGTAGGTGGCGTTAAGATGCTTCTATTAAATGATGATGAGATATTAGCAGTTCTTTCGGACCCTGATATCTTAACGACTAAAGTATAAACACGTGGCTCACACCCACGCAATACATGGGAGGTTAAACCATGATAGACGAAGAACTAAAAGAAGTCGAGGTAACACTTGACGAAGAAAAAGAAGAACAGACGAATCAGAATCCAATTGAAGAAGCAGTCAATGCGCAACAGCTGGATAATGAAGGAGATTCTTCAGAGGATGCAGGACAGGAAAAGCCTGAACTAGAATCCGAACTTTCTAATCTAAAATCTGAAATAGAAGAAATTAAAAAAGAGCCTTACTCGGAAAGAGTAAAGAAACGTATCGCAAAAGAAGTTGCTAAAACTAGAGCGGCAGCTGACAAAGCAAGAATGCTTGAAGAACGTTTAGCTAGAATTGAAGCTTCTATGGAAGAGAAAAAGGAAGAAGAAAACGCTATCAAGTATCAAACTGTAGCACAACAACTAAAAGAAGCAATCGAATCTGGTGAAACAGATAAGCAAGTTGAGTTAATGGAACGTATGTCTGATCTAAGACAAACTAAAAAACCACAACCACAACAAACATCCCAAGCGCCTAGACAACCTGAAGAAGCGCCGGAATTAGCGAAAGAATGGATTGCTAAAAATTCTGGTTGGTGGAATAAGACAGAACATATGGATGCTACATCTTTAGCTTTAGGAATTGACAGTCAATTAACCAATGAAGGTTATGACGTTAATGACCCAGAGTACTATGAAGAAATGGATAAAAGAATATCTAAATTCTTTCCTCACTTGATAAATCCGCAACAAACAGCAGATAAAAACACTTCACAAGAAGAAAAAAAGGTTGTATCTTCAGAACAGAAGAGAGTGCAATCGCCAGTTGCAGGTGTTTCTCGATCAACATCGGGTTCTGCTAAGAGCGTTAAGCTGTCGGCCGAAGATTTGAGTAATGCTCGAAAGTTCGGAATTGATATTAGCGATCCAGCGGCACTGAAAAGATACGCAAGGGAACTTGCTAATCTTTCAATACAGGACAAATAGAAAAGGAGCCTGATAATGACAACTAAAGAAACACGAGATGAGCTTTCTCGTAAAAAAGCTTGGAGACCGCCATCATTGTTAGAGGCGCCCCCAGCGAGGCCAGGATATAAGCAACGTTGGGTAGCGACTAGCATTTTAGGTCAAGATAACCCAACTAATTGGGCGAAACGTATGCGAGAAGGTTGGCAACCAAGAGATCCAAAGACAGTGTCTAAAGATTTCGCCGTAGCTACTGTTGAGCATGGTAAGTTCGCCGGTTACATTGGCGTTGAAGGAATGGTTCTCTGTGAAATGCCAGAGGAAATGATTATGCAGCGTAATGAATATTATGCAAATAAAACACGTAATCAGGAACTATCAGTCGAAAACGACTTACATAGAGCAGAACAACCAGGTAATCCTATTCAACGAGACCATAGATCTAAAACGACAACAGGTGGTGAGTAAGGCAATGGCAATTTTAAGGAGGTAAATATAAAATGGCTAACGCAGACACACCAAATGGTTTTGTGCCTAAAAGACACTTAACCGGCGGCGTAATCAGGGCTAATGAATACCTAATCGAAAACGGCCAAGCAACTAATTTCTTTTCTGGCGATATCGTAGATCTCGGATCAGATGGATATTTAGATGCTTTCGCTAATTCAGATAAAGCGATTGGAGTATTTTACGGCGTTGAATATGTCGATGAAACTACAGGAGATGTTAGGTTCTTAAAAAGATGGACTGCTAACACTACTGTAAAAGCTAACACATCAATTAAAGCTTATGTGTATGATGATCCAATGATTACTTACACAGTACAGGCCGGTAACGGTTCTATTGCTCAAGCTAATATTGGTGAAACAGCAAACGTTCTACTAACAGCAGGTAATTCTACTTATGGCTACTCACAACATGAGTTAGACAACGATACTTTAGGAACAGGTTCTCTTGTTCTTAGAGTTCTAAGAAAAGTAGATGAACCAAATAATGACTTTGGGGAAAATGCTAAAGTTGAGGTAACAATCAACCAGCATAGATTAGCAACCCAAGGCGCAGGAGTATAATAAGTTATGGCATTAAATAGATCTTTATTTACAAAACAGCTTAACTTAGGTCTCAACACTATTTTTGGTATGGAATACGACCGTTACCCAGAACAGTGGAGAGAAATATTCTCCGTTGAGCAATCACAAAAAGCTTTTGAAGAAGATGTACAGATGATTGGTTTTGGTGCAGCTCCTACTAAAGCAGAAGGCGCAGCCATCTCTTACGAATCAGGAAGAGAAGGTATTGTAGCAAGATATACCCACGAGACAATCGCATTAGCATTCTCAATTACTGAGGAAGCTGAAGAAGATGGTCTTTACGGTTCTCTTGGTGCAA